GGACTATAAGCGTGTTCATCACCAAAATTCCCATTGATTTCGGCTTGCTCAAAATTAATAAAAGGAAATGGACCCATGTTTTTTTATCTAATAATTACAAAATACGTGGTCCAAAAGTTCTGACCCTGCAATGAAATTGAGTCCCGATAACACCATGGACCAGAAGAAGGTGGAATAGGTTGTACTTCATTTACTGCACGTTTACCTTCTTCAAGGTCTTTTTGTTTGTTTACTTCTATCATAACCTTATGTATCCAATTGTTCCAAGTGTAGAATCACAATAAATATAAGTGGTCCCTGTTACATATCCATTTGGAACTGTTATTGCTGCTGCTGCTGCTGCTGCGTCCGTAAATTGAGGAATTGAATTATTGGAAATTGCAAATACATTGTCCGTTCCTGTGTAGCCAGCGGACCCATCCCATCCTGCATCTTCTCCAAAAAACTGACCGCCTGATTTTGTATTTGACCTCCCTGCATTCTTACCAAATTGGTTTACGTTATTTCCAGTATTATCCTGCCCCGCCTGTGGTCCGAACTGGTTGGCATTTTCTCCTGTATTATTTTTGCCTGCCTGTGTGCCTAATTGATTAGCATTAGGACCACTATTTCCATCACCAGCGTTAGTTCCAAATTGATTTACATTTGCCCCTGCATTGTTTAGCCCTGCATTCTTACCAAATTGGTTTACCTCAGGTACAACATTTCCGTTTCCTGCCTGATTGCCAAATTGATTGACGTCGTTTCCTGTATTGCTTGTTCCAGCCCCTGTACCAAATTGATTGACGTCGTTTCCTGTATTGCTTGTTCCAGCCCCTCCACCAATTTGAACTACTCTATCTCCAGATGCGCTTCCTCCTAAAATTTGCACAACGCCTATTCCTGTTGTATCTGTTGCGGTTCCAATGGTTTGAAATTTACCAGTTTCATTTATAAAAACAATAGACCAAATGGCTGCACCAGTTCCTACACTTGTGGCCCTATATTCAAATCCTGTGGCCGCATTAATCCAAATATCTCCTGCTACATATCCCTTAGTATTATCTGAATTGGCAGTTGGGGCAGTTGTGTAAATATTATCAGCAGGTATGAAATAATCTGACGTCCTGTTGTATCTTCCAAACTTTCCACTCGTCAAATTCAAAGCATTTGGATTCAATGTCGAAGTCGTTGCAGCCGTTACTTGAATAATAGCTGTATTGCCTAATGCGTTGGTTATGTTGTATCTGGCTGTTAAAATCAATCCAGAACTACCAATAAGAGTAGTTAATTGAGAAGTTGTAACACTAATAACCAGTTCAGCATTAAAAGCAATTGAATCCAGTTGGTCATCATTAAATGTAACCTCATCATTGCCTCTGGTATTTTTGCCATTTCCGAAAGTCGTTGTGTTATCGGTTTTGAGTTGCGCTCTTGTTTTTACTGCCATATTTTTATTTTTTTAATCGCCTGTGAAATAATCGCCCGGAAAGTAATCCCCTGAAAAATAATCAGGAATATTTTTTGCCAAAATTAATTTAAAATCTGTAATTCCTGAGTTAGGATCAACTGGTTTGTTTGTTGCACTTTCCAGAAACCCGAAAAACTCAAAACCTCCGCTTGTTACCCTGATAAATCCTGTACCAATATTGGCCATCTCAATGAATGAACAAAGGTTTTGAGGAAAAGAGAAATCTAAGGTTATTGGTTTGAAAAGGTATTTTTTAAATCCTGTTTGTAAAATTGCCTCTGAAATGTTGGTATTTTCTGAAACCGTTCCAGTAATTTCTTGATTTGCAGTTGGAAAATAAGTATTGGTAACTGAACTTTCCAATGTTGTGTAATACTCCCCGGATTCAAAAAATAGACTGGCCTTTGATGTGGGTAGGCCATAGGTATTCATCCCTAAATACTTCCACCATCTTGCAGCTATTCTGGCAGGTGTGTGAAGTATATTGTAAATTTCAGTAATAGGTGCATTTGTTGAACCAACCAAATTTGAACCCACCGAAACAGTACCGGGTGCAAATGTTACTGAACCTGTTTCATCAGGAAATTTATATTTAGTATTTTGAATAGGATTGATTGTGACTGATGCCCGATTCAACCAAATTATAAATAGGTTGTAGTCATTTGGTCTATCCGATGAGCCTGAATCATCTCTAAGGTACTGTAAACGTCTTGAAAACTCAATTGCATATCCAGAAGCGAGAATCCCAGACCGAAGGTCTAAAACCTTTATATCTGCTGACCTTGACCTATTAGGTGTTGAATAACCCCGGTAAGTATGAGGTTCAAAGATTCCAGAAACTGCAATGTTTTTCCATTGGTCAGTAAATCCAAGTTTGAATGAATTAACCAAGTCTTGCACATTGGCATTTTGAACAATATTTGATGCTTTTTCAAAATTACCAATCAAAACAGTTTCATCATAAAAGTATTCCATTGGCTCAACTCTTATCTGCCAGATTGAAAGACTTTGATTATATTCAAATGCCCATCCTAAATTGAAAATCCTATTTAGGTTTTCAAAAAACTGACTATACGAGGTTTGAATCTGTGGATTGGCTTGGTCTAATAATTGTCCGTTTCTTATGTATAATCCAGTGGTAATTAGGTTATTCCACATTAATCCCTGATTCGTTACTGAAAAGTAATCTGAAACTAAGGCATTGGAATTTCCAGTTATAATTAACAATAACCTTTTAAGAAAATCAAAAATGTAAAGTCCATTACAAAGGGAAGCAAAAGCATCTGAGTTTAATTCATCAACTGTAACCTTTACAGTTTCAACTTCAACAACCATTGAATACGAAATATCTGGAGATGGTGTTGTACCAACAATTACATTTCCACCACCACCCCATTGCATAAACATTAATACCCTATCACCTGGATTTAAGGTTAATGTCTTTGAAATGTTAAAATTCCAATCAAGTGGAACTCTTGGGTTTGTACAAAGAGATACCCCCGATGTAAATGGATAATATCTTTGTGTTTCAGAGCCAGACGAATTTCTTACTTGAATTGAAAAAAGAATATTTGCTGTTGAATCATTATTTATTCCAATAAACCAAACAAAACGACCAATTGCTTCAATATTAAAATTAAAAGTTCTGGCAGATGTTCCATTATTTACAAAACAGGCATTTGTAGCGGTGTATGCTGAACCTGTCGGATCTTTTGTACTTCCAAAAACCCCTTTAAAATCTGAGTTTCTCCAATAAATGGGAAGCATTGTACAAAAGTCTTCCAATTTCCATCCATCTCCATCATTGTAAAAAATAGTAGATGTTTGAACTGCAAAATTTTCACCACGACCTTGTAAGTATAACTCTTGAGTGTGTAACCTTACCTCAGTAAAACTCAAAGCAGGTATTACATTCTGGTCAAGGTCTTTTAAGGTCAAAAGGTCAACCTCTGTGTCTTGCCTTGCCATAAAGATTTCCTTAAAATCATTTTCAAGGATTCCTACAGTAATCTCCCAGCCTTGTGTGTCGCAGGTATTCTTTTCAGAATACAAAGCCATGTTAATTAATCCATTGAAGTCATAGGTATTGCCATCGATTACTTGGTCACTTGTAATGCGGAAAGGAATAACATCATTGATAAATCCAGAATCAAAAAAGTCTTTCAGGATTTTAGCACCGTTTTCAAATCTGGATGGGGTTCCTGACCATGTTATTTCTGTGCTGAATGGTTGGTCAATTCCATGTGATTCTAGCCTTATCGCATTGAACTCTATTCCATCAAAGCCAATAGGTTCATCAACTTGAATATTATTTATAAAGAATTTCCACCCTGCCATGTTGGCAAAGTTAAATAAAAAAACCAACCCGATTAGGAGTTGGTTTTTTCAAAACAAAAAAACAAATGAAAAACAGACTATCGGAGTAGCAACACCGCAAAGATATAATTAATTTTTGAATCTGTTATTCAAAATAGTTGTTGAACGGTTGGGAGTTCTTACTTTTTTCATAAACCCTCGTTCATCCAATGAAATCGCAGCCACAGGCATATTCTTTAATCCTGATTCAATATTAGATAGCTTTTCAATTATCCGGCCTCCTGAATCGTTTGTTCTGCTTGTGCTTCCATAAATAAGGCTTAACTGTTTCCGGTCATTAAGTCCTAATTGATTGTTTGGAATGATTTGTACAGGTTCATCGAATTGGGCCAATGTAGCCACTCCAGGAGTGTAATAAACTTTTCCGGATTGAGTTACTACCTTTTCAGTTCCTTTCTCACCAACTATCGCCCTACCTTTGAATGGCTTTCCTTTTGTCCCCTCGGCAAATTCTGGAACTGGTTGGGCATAAATAGCAATAATTTGAGCAGCAGCAGCAGCAGCAGCAATAATAGCCAATGGTGCGGTTACAATACCAGCAGCATATTTAGCAATAATTGGAGCCGTGTTAAAAACAACATTGGCAACCGCTTGAAGTTGATTTGCCCTAAATTCTTTTTCACGATATTCCTTTTCTGCTGCTGCTCTTTTTTGTTCAATCTCTGTAATCTTTTGAACATTGCCATCGGCTAATCTAATTTCCTCATCAAATTGCTTATTCTTTCTTTCCATTTCTCTGGCAGCATATTGAGATTGAATGTCAAAAATTGAATTTGTTGTACTTACTGCAAGGTCAAAAGCTTGTTGATTAGCTTCTTTTCTTGCTTCATCAATTGCTTTAATTCTATCAAATTCTTTTTTGGCAAGGTTATCAGCATTCTTATTAACCTCATCAATCATTTCCTTATTATCCTTGACCGTTTGGTCCATTGATGCTTTTCTTGCCTTTTCTTTTACATCCTCATTATCAACAGTATCTTTATAATTCTGCATCAAAGCAGCATCATAATCTTTTTTAGCTATCGCAAGCTTTTCTTTGGTAATGATAATTTCAATGTCCTTAATCGCTAATCCTTTTCCCTGATATAGTTTTTTTAAAGCAAGTTCATCTTCTAAAAATTTGATTTCAGCAGTTAAACCTGCATTTGGGTCATTTGCTAATTTACCTCTTAACTCTCTTTCTTGTTTTTCAAGATTTAACATTTGCATCCTAGCATCAAACGCAGCTTTTAAGGCTTTGAGTTCGGCATCTGTTAATACTTTTTTCTTTTGATTTGAGATTGTATATCCATTTATTTCTTTTTCAAGAGCAGCCAAAACAATATTTGTATTGTTTAAATTATTTTGAGCAGTTGTTAATGCAAGCTTATTCCATGAATTTGCAGTTATGATTTTTTGATTAGTTACCTCAGTTTCATATTTTGATTGAAAGGCTAGGGTTTCAACATATTTCTGCATAACAACCTGATCCATTGTTGCATTTTTATTTGTCTTTTCTTGAATAGCCTTTAATCTTGCTGCAAGTTCAGTTTTTAAATTGTTTGTTATATTAGATTCAATCTTTGCCTCTTGTTCAGCTTTCTTTTCCCCCTCAGTCATTGTTAGTCTTCTAATCTGGTCTAATGAAACACTAATTAAATTTAAGGTTTCAGCCAAATATTTAGCGATTAATGGAGATTCAAGAAATTTATCAAATGCAGTTGTAAATCTTCCTAAAGAAGCAGTCAAACTATTTACTTTGGCTTGGGCTGCACTTCCAAAAGCTTTTTCTAATTCAACTGCAAACTTTGGCAAAAAATCAGCCGATATTACTTGGCCTTGTTCAAGCATTTTATTGAGTTGTTGTGTAGTAACTCCCATTGCTTTTGCAGCCAAATTAAATGCACCTGGTATTCTTTCGCCTATTTGATTTCTTAATTCTTCTGCTTGAACCGTTCCTTTTGATACAATTTGAGAAAAGGCCAAAAGGATTCCTTGAGTATCTTGATTTGATTTTCCTAGAGCAGTTGATGCCTTTACCGCTGCTTCAAATATTTTATTGGATTCGTTAAGTTTTATCCCTGCCAGATTAGAAGAAGCAGTAAAGGAAGAATAAGTCCCTGCAAGAGATTGAAGGTCTTTTCCAAATTTATTTGCCAAATTAGTAAGATACTGAAAAGCCTCCCCACTTTTTGCCTGCCCTTGAGTTGCATAGTTTATTGTAGTTCGTAAGCTTTCAAATGCTGCCGTAGTTGTAAATAGTTTTTGAGTAAACTCTTTAATGGAAGAAATTGCAAAGAATCCAGCCAATAAACCTGCACCGGATTTGGCAATTCCAGTTAGGTTGTTCATTTCATTGCCAACATTCTTAACCGATTGGCTTCCCTCTTGACCAGTCTTTTTTAAACTGTCATTAAGCTTCTTCGTTTCATCAACCGCCTTCTTTTCAGCATCGGTTAACTTATCAAATTCAGTTTTGGTCTTTGCGATTTGGTCGCTTGTAACAACATAATTAACAACTATGTTATTCTGTGAGATAGTAGACAATTTGCACTATTTTTGTTTTTTGATTGCCTCCAGCCAAATAGAATAATCTAAATAAAACTGGTAATAGGAACGTCTGACCAATGACTCATAGCTAACATCCATTCCTTTTGCAAATCTAATTCTTTCTTTATATCCGGACTTAAATTTTCCGAGTTCATCAAAGTAGAATGAAGTTCCATGTTCTTTATGTTCATAACCGCTATTCCTTTCAAACAACTCTGGAAATTCTCTTGTAACCCTTCCGAGGGTTGCAGATATTGATTTTGAGGCAGATTCAAAAAAAAAGTAGAGATGTCATTATTAGATGACCAGAACTTTACTTTTTCTAAATTATATTTATGGTCATACCCAAAAGGGTCCTCGTATTCATCAAAATACTTAACTGTTGCCAGTTTGATTTGAGTATCTAATCTGATTGATAGGTTTTGGGCCTGCTTCATGGATTCATTCAATACACCTATTTCAAGCATCTTCTTTTCAACCTTCTTCTTTGGGTCTGTTAGTAGCGATTCTATAGCCTCCCAATGCTGTGTCAGCATCGTTGGGTTCATTTGGTAGTCCAACTCCCTATAAATCATTTTAGCTGCCTCCATTCTTTCCCATGAAATCATTATGTCCTGATTCCAACAGAAATAATTCTTATTTCCAGACTTAAAGGCAAATTCAATCTTTGGCCAATGGATTTTGTCGGCATTGCCTAAATATTGAGGCTTATCATTCTGATTCGAGGAATCTGTTGAAACAGGCATTGATGAAGTATATCCAGCCGAAGGCGAAACAGACTTCTTTGATTTCTTGAGGAATTGGAACATAATAGAAGAATAAAAATAACCAGGGAGCAAAACAATAAGGGCAGTTGCCTAAAGGGTCAGAAAGATACTCAGGTAGTTTGTTTATAAGATTGGAATACCATTGCAGGTATGGAACAAAGATAATAGCATAGCAAAAGAATTGAGCAAATAGGGCAGTTGATGTAGCTTCAAAGATTAGGTTGATCATTTCTTTACAGGTTTTTTAACAACTGGCCTTTTAACCTTACTACCACAACTGCACATCTTATTTAGTAATTACTTTTGATTCATGAATTTTAAAGACTCCACACTTTCCGCTGATGGTCAAAAACTCACCATCAATTTTCTTGACATTACCCGAACAAATAGTCCCGGATGAACGTCTGAATTTTACTATGGTTCCTAAAACAAAGTCCACTAACCGAATGCTGATATTGTTATCGTTTCAACTTCAGAACCATTCTGAAATTCAAACTGAATGCAATTATAATCGTTTCCATTCATTGCAACAAAATTAATTAATTGCAAAGTAATGTAATCAAAGAACTGCAATGTATAAGGACCGCCATAAGAAGAAAAGAACCCATCAGGAAACAATGTCAAATCAATTGTTGCAAAGCCTCCTATGACCTCCGATTGCTGCTCAAATGTAATCCCCTGACCATTGGCTATTTTTATAACTATATCTTCACTTGTGTAATCAATTGGAACCTGGACCAACATTTCAGAAAAACAAGATTGGAACGGTGAACAAATCTGATAACACGTTCCGCAATTATTACAACTCATATTTTTTTGAATTTTTACAAAGTTACAAATTACAGTTGCATTTTTCTCGCATCAAATTTATCGAGGTTGTAAGTTGAAGTTATTTCCAGAAAATTACCATAAATGAAATAACGAAAACAATCTAGTGCATGGCTCATATTTGGGTTCTTCTTTTTCCATGGATCTAAACTTACTGTCCTATCAACTTTTGCCTCCTTAAAATCAGCTATCAATTCCTTACAATTGGGTGTTGAAATCCAGAATAGGCATTTCTTGAAACACATATCAGAAATTAACTTGGTAGCCAAATGTGAAGGGGCAAACCTTAACACCTGCATATTGATATCCCGAACCCCGAGAACCGATTGAATCAATTGGAAGTTACTGATATTGTTTTTCGTTCCTGCCTGCCTGCTGTTTCCTGCCGGGTCACCGTTTATGATGTAGTTCATACCGGGATAATCGAGCATAATAGCCTTGCAAAGTTCTTCAAGGTCACCAACTCTATAAACCTTCAGGATGTTGATCTTAGCATAATAGCCAGCTTTTACGCTATTCTTTGAGAATTGAGCAATCACACAAGTATTAGTCACGTTAAAGTCAAAGGATAGGTACAACTCCAATCCTGGATGGGCTTTAACTGTGTAGTTCTGGCAATGCTCATCTTGTTTAAAGTTTCTTGCAAATAAGGATTCACGATCCCAAACTCCCCAGTTTCCTTTGGCATAGACCTCGTAAAAGGTTTCATCAACATCTTTTAACGATTCCATCCTGACTGCGTATTCCTTATCTAGCTTATCAAGATTATCTAGGTAGGTCGCATGGATAATTAGGATTGAATCCTTTTCGTTTTGTGGAGGTTCATCAAAGAATCTTTTTTTTATCCAATGAGAATCTGACACAGGATTAAAGGTAATAAAGAATCTTTTTTGGAATTTACTGTTACCTCTTAACCTTAAAGTTATTTGGGTAAAATCCTCCATTGTGAGTTCTGTGGCTTCTTCAATCCAGATATATTTAGCCTGACTTAACGACTTTAGTTTCTCAGGGTCATCGCATCCTAAAAAAACTATTCGGTTAGTCCCTGCATGGATTTCCAAGTAACTCTTTTGACATTTGACATTATTTTCCAAATTCCAATCTGATACTTTGTTTTTAAAATCGGCAAATACTGAGTTTCTAAGAGTTCCGGCTACTTTTCGGATAACAAAGTAGGTTTGATTCTGATTAACCTCATGGTTCAGTATTTCAGAGAGAAACAATTGAATCATGGTCTGTGACTTGCCCGAGCCACTTCCGCCAAAAAGTACATTGTAGGTTTTTGGATATAATACTGCTCTAAGGTATTTATTATTCCAAAGCTTACGATTACTAAGATTTACTATTGACACAAGTTAGCCTATCAGTCATTTTCTTCCAAATCTGAATCTATAGGAAGGGGCATTATAACTGTTCCTACGTTACCAGAAAGTTCAGTTTCATGTTTGTCTTTCCAGTCATCTTTAAATCGGTTTTTCATGTTGAAAATCCATGCAGCCGAGTTTAATGAGGTTTTTTTTACAATTATATTTCCTTCAGAATCCTTTGTCATTTCCTCCTTATTGACAACATTATCTTTCCCGACTTGTTCCCACCATCTACGGGATTCTCTTAATGCTTTTTCTATCGCTCTTTTTTCGGACGGAAAAACATGAGGTTCTTTTTCAATTCTGCTTTCAATAGTTTTAAAACAACAATCTACAAATGACTGTTTGCTAAGTCCTTGTGCTAAATGTTCACAATAAAGTTTTGCCAGTTCTTTGATTTCCTCAATTGAATAGGCTGCATCCTGATTACCATCTTGAAAAGCCATATTGATTAAATTTAAGTGCCGTCATTTTACTGATAAGATTTTTTACTAACTATTTCTTTTTCGTTGGCTTTTTAGCTGTTTTGGCAGCCTCCTTAAAGTCCTTTGCTGATGGTGCAGCCTTGCTTCCAACCCGATTCATTTTTTCGTCTGAACCTGCTGCAATGCGTTTTCTCTTTGCGTTTATGTTTGCGTATAGTCCTGGCTTTTTCATTTTATGTCCTTTTAAATTTTACAGCTTTTGATTTTACAGATTTCTTACCAACACATCCCCAAGCTTGACGGCTTAGGTCATTGGCACAGGGTGGGTTTTTGCATTTCTTAATTCCTGCTGACCTTGCACAATAGGAATCACCTTTTTCAGTTCCGGGAGCAATGGAGTAACCTTTCGCCCCGAACTTAACGGTTTTACCATCAATTGTTTTTTTGAATTTCTTTTCGGCCATTATTTTTTAGCTGCCTTCTTTTTTGCTTTTTTCGCTACAGACAGGGCAATTGCAACCGCTTGGTCTTGTTTAACCCCAGACTTCATTTCAGTCTTAATATTTTTACTCACAGTTTTAGCTGAATATCCTTGTTTTAGTGGCATAGCTTTAAAATTTTGTTTGGCAAATATAAATAAAAAAAACCTTCAATTAAGAAGGTTCATTTTTTAACTCAAGTAAAAAGGATTTAACTAATAGTTTAATCCTGCCTGCGTGGCTTATTGGGACTCTGAAAGAAACTGTTGCTGTTTGCGGTCCTGCTTTGCGTCCTGCACCGGGTTTGCGTTTTCCGGTTGTTGGTATTCCTTTAGGCATTGAATTAATTATCTTCGTCAAATTTTGATTTCCTAAGTTCAAAAATGCCATTATAAACAGGGAATTCTTTCATGAACTTTCTAGCATAAAAGGCTTTGAAATTGTTGTTAATCTTGAACCCATCATTGCCGTGTTGCATGTATTTAAGCCATCGGATTTGATTATAAATCAATTCAGCGGATAGCTTAGTAAATCCCCTGTCGATTAGCTTAAAACATAGGTTTTGAAATTCTTTCCAGATGTGAGGATTTTCAACATCATAAAGGCAGAATTTGCGGTTAATATCTTTGTTTTCCATTTTGTTGTTTGTTTAAAAGTTAAGGGGCCGAAGCCCCAGTTTGATTAGATTAGATTTAGAATGGTTTCTTTTACTTGAGAAATATAAAGACCTTTTACATTTTCTTCTTTGGTGATGTTTACTCCTCTAAGGTTAAAAGCATAAAGATTAAAAAGGTCTTGTGATTTGTCATAGCTAACTACAACGTGTCTTTTTCCGTACATTGCTTTGATTGAATCTTTGCCTTTTACAATTAGTGAAGCATTTGTGTTTACTAAGATGTTTTCGATTTGCGTTTTCATTTTGTTTTTTGTTTTTGTTGCTGCTCCGTTGCAGTGATACAAAGGTAATACTACTTTTTAATTCTGCAAACTTTTTTAATAAAAAAGATAAAATATTTTTAAAATAAATTATATTAGGTTGATTTTCAATAGTTTAAAACCTTTGATTTTTTCAAAAAATATCGTTTGTTTTGCTGCATGGAATTAGAAAACTTTAAACTTTCTGAATTTGATAGCCCAGACCTGACCGGGTCGGGGTTAAAAATGAATCCTGACTTTCTTTTAAAGTTGGATAAGGCGAGAGGAATAGCCGGAGTGCCTTTCAAAATCAATTCTGGCTATCGTACTGATTCGCATAATAAAAAGGTTGGAGGAACTCCTAACTCAGCCCATACAAAAGGATTCGCTGCTGATATTGCCTATTCAACTGGTTCAGATGGTTATAAGATTTTAACTGCCTTACAGCAGGTTGGATTCACTCGTATAGGAATTTATGCTCGATGGATTCACGTTGATTCTGATCCCTCATTGCCTTCAAAAGTTATTTGGTCAAAATAATGAAAGAAATAGTTGAATTCCTTTGCAGAATAAAGGAAGATTGTTACAAAATGATTACGGATATAACGGTTTATTGGCTTTGGTTTATATCGGTCATGGAACTTTCGGAATCCTGGTTATTGTTTCATGGTGGGGCTATTCTTGTCTTGGGTAGATTAATCCTTTTAGGGATGGACTTTTACAAACGAACAAGAGATTTTCAAGAACCGGAATGGAAAACCAACATTTCCCCAATATTGAAAAAGGAATCAATAGCTGACCGCAAAAAGACTTTTTTTCAAAAAATAATTGATACTATAAAAGAACTTTTAAAATGGTAAAAAACTCATTCATTCTGGCCTTGCTTTTAGCTTTTTCCTGTGGTCCAACCAAAACCGAAAAGGAACTTACAAATAGAGTTGATTCGCTAGCGATAAGAACTCACCTGCATCAATTGGAGATTCTTAGACTTTATTCTGAAAATGATTCTTTGCAAAGGTTAGCATTAAGCATTCAGCAAGAGCAAAGAATAACGGAATACTATTTGAATCAGGATTTTGAAAGGCTGCATTCCACAATGGATTCCCTTTCCAGAGCATCAGGTGAAAAAGGCAAAGGATGGAGGATCTTAGGTCAGATATTTGGTGAAGCAGCCAAACGAGTAATACCAGGTTTATAAATGAACTTTCAAAGGTGGATGGAACTTGCCTCTTTTGTGGCAGTAATTCTATTTACTGGAGGGCTTTTATTCGGTGTTGGCTGGCTTTATAAGTTTGAAAAGATTGATACATCAGATTCTATTCTGATATACGTTTTAGGCCAGTTTATAACAGGCTTTTGGGATATGATAAAGAAAAGGAATCGCATTGAATCCTTACCTCCGCCCCCAAAGACTTAAAAAAAAACCCATCAGAATTTCCGATGGGCTTTAAACCTATAAGCGTCTATCATCAATTCTTATCTAATAAATACAAAATAAGGAGTCCAAAACACTTGACCTTGTATTGTAATTGATGCACGATAACACCAAGATCCAGCAGAGGGCGGTATTGGTTGAGGATTCAATTCTCTATCTATCAATCCAGCCAAAGATTCGGCTGCTGTTGGTGTATAGGTTCCTCTGCCTCCGCAGGTAGGTAAAACAGTATTAGCAAGATTGCAGTTTTGTCCATATCGGCAAAGATTTATTGCATGTGATGAAGTTGAACCAACAGGAATATTAAATTTTAATCTCCATTTTCCATTTGATTGATAGCAAACCTGATTAGAAACCAGAACCGTTGCTGTTGAGCAAGCTTGACTTAATACAGGAGTTCCGACACATCCTGCTGGAGAGGAAAGTGCCGACCTTGTCTGTACACCATTGATACAACTTGACCAAGTAGAATAAGTGTAAACACAAGGAACTGGTCCAGAAGCCCCAGAACGAACTGTAAACGAATCAGACCTGTGTATCTGCCCAATGCCTTCCAGTTGCGCCCTGTATCGGTTGCTGCCCGATTTGATGATAGTATCAAAGCGATTAATTGCACCGGAACCAACATTGAAAGACCTTATCTGAATACCATTCTCAAATATACGACAAATTGAACCCAATGAATTTGCAAGAACTTCTGTTTTTAAGATAAACCTGTTGTCTCTGTTCTGCAAAGAATCAACAAATAAGCTTGGCGCACCGAGATAAGTACCTGGAATTGTTGTTGCTTGGTTCCAAGTATTTTGGATTTTTATCCGCACCTTATTTCCGTGGTCAGGTAATACACCACCACAATTTTGGCCGTATCCCATTACAAAAGTCTGGGAACCACCTCTTGCAGGTGAAGAAGGAGTACAGTTTTCAGAACGGCATGAATCAATTGGTGCAAACTTACCCTCATGATTTTTCCATTCACCGCAGCGATGCGTATGTCTTGAACCATCATTATGCCCTTCCTCATGAAGAACAACAACAGAATGCCATAATTGACTAAAATTAGTTCCATTCATCAACCGCCTCCAGTTAGGAGAGATAGCACTTGAATAGATGCAGCTTACAGCCACTCTACCAGCTTTATTATTCAATGAGCCAACATAAGCTATTCCACCACCATTGAAAGTTGTGTTTATAACATGAACTCTATCTCCATTGAAGTTTCCATTGTTAAACCAACTCTCAACTCCAGATTGAGATAATACCAAAGATGTCCGCATTGATGACACGACATTAGGACTTGTCCATAAAGAATCAAGCTTGTTGTTTGCGTTCTTGTAAAAGAAAGTATTGAATGTCGGATCGATATTGATGTCCAGGATTTCCTTGTTCATTTCCACTTTGTTTTGATGAAGAGCAATTAAATGATTCATCATGGCCGTTTCGCCTCCCTGCTTTTGAATTGTGCCAAAGTCTACAACGTACAATGTCTTTATAGTCTTTCGCCCTGGTGCAACATTCTGATTTGATAAAGGCTCTTCAATTGTTGGCACTAATGGTACAAACTCAACCTCATCCATTGTTGGCATAACAGGTAATTCTAATGGAGCAAGATTTGCATCCGGATTTGAACTTTGTGAACCTTCATACCAAGTCTTTACACCTGTAATCGAATCTTGTGTCCAGCCGAACCACTTGTTGCCAGATAGCTTTGATAAATTACCCCATTTGCCTGTCCATGTTTTTGGAGAGGTTTTTTGAAGGTTAAATCTTGCAGGTAGATTCCTTTGTGCCTGTGCTATTGCTGAGAATAGAAAAAGGCATGATATCAATAAAGTTTTCATGATTCAAATTAACCATTTTTAATTTTAAAAAATGGGAATCAATACTTTGTAAAATCTTACACGTATCTAAGGATTGATTCAAGCTTTGAAATTTCCAATTTTTTTTTATGGATGTAAAGCTTTTTGCTTGTCTCATTTTTTTGATTCTGAGCAAGGTATTGATCTAATTTCCTAACCTTTATTTCCAGTTCTCTTTTTAAACAAACCCTCAAATCGTACCTTGTCCACTTATGGAAATCAGCTTGAAATGTGTCTTCCATTTCCTAAATGTTTTACATAGCCATTCATTAAAGTAGCAGCTTTGAAGCCTGCCTTTTTATAAACCTGTCCAACTTGCATTTCAGATGTCCAGGGTTCTTTTATATTGAAAGTTGTAACCCCTGCATAACCATTTGGAAAAAGGGTTTTGTAATCTGATATCCTTCTTAAAGTAGGACCAAAAGAAGTACCATGCCATTGACCTCTGTAATCGGTTTTTAAAATTTGATATTTTGTTCCTAATTTAGCTTTATAAACTGAAGGCTGAACTGGATGTCCATTTCTTTCATTTCTTAGTCTTAACCAGACTTCTGAAATGTTTGGTTGGCTTTGCAGAATATCCAAACTTTGAGCCATAAAACCGCTTGACAAGGTGGTCCAATCGTCTTCTAATGTAAAGTAGTATTCAGTAGAAACCTTTGACAACAGGCAATCCAAAGCTTTTATTTGACCTACTTTTGGGCATGGCTCAATAAACTCGATTTGAGGAAACAGAACCTTTAAATGGTCATTAATTCCTTCTTTTCCAGAATCTTCATAAACATAGATTTTATTAATTGGAAGGTCTGCAAATTTTAAAAAAGATTCAATTGTTTGCTTTAATAGGTCTTGTCTTCCGCACGATGTAATTGTTACGTCAATCATTTTATTTATTAGGGTAAGGTTTTAAAAAATTCACATTGGTAACTACTGACCTCCGATAATTGCCATAGGCACAAACCAACACTTCTTTTTCGTTTCTATAATCCAGAATAACAACATCTGAATTGTCTGATATGATATGATTGGTATCCTTGTCCATCAAGGTTTGCTTTGGTTTACAAACGCTAAAAATGGGCAACTCCGGTATTGACATAGTTAAAGATTTTTAATACTAAAAGTACTAACAATATCAACAAACAAAGAACAGAAAAGAAGGAGATTACCCCTTCTTTTATTTCTCTTCTGGTTTCTTTTTCTGGAATCATAATCATACAACAAAATAGGAGTTGTCAATGATGGTTAGTCTAGTGCCTGCCTCACAAATGAACTTGTCACTTGAAAAGGAAACAAGTTGATTTGCATAGGCAATTTCTGTTAATTCAAAAGTAGCATTAACCTGCAAGTTTTTAAGCTTAAGAGTAAAAAATCCGAAACAATGATTTCGGCCCTCTATTAATTGTTTTTTGAAAATTTCAAATTCACCTCCCATGTGAAATGCCATTGACTGAATGCTTTCTAAACTTGCATAGGATATCCGAGCATAAATTTTCTGGTCTTGTTCTGCTAACAAAAGCAATCCTGTATTTAGGAATGCTATTTCATTCATTGGTTTAATAATATTTTCCATTTTGTTTTTATAAATTTGTTTCTGCAAATAAATAATAAGCTTTTCACATTTGCAACTTTTTAAAATAAAATAATGTCAAATTATACTTCCATTAAAGGGTTTACAGCTGCACAAATGAAAAATTTGACGAATGCAATGAACCCTAACAAGGTTCTAAGAGAAGCAGTTGTAACCCTTGTTCCGGAAATGAAAAACAGGATTCAGCAGGATGGTAAAAAATCTGATGGAACCCAAATAGGACAGTATTCTGACAAAACAATTACCGGAGGTCCAATTGCGAGTAGATTTGGCCAGATAGCCACAAAAAAGCAGATTAGTGCAAGAATGAAAGCTTTTGGAGATACTACAGAATTTTATGGCTATAAAGATTTTAGAGCATCATTAGGCCGACAAACTGCCTTTATTGATCTGACATTAACAGGAGATATGATGCGAGATTTGAAAGCTGGACCAACAGGACCAACATCTTATGGTGCAGGTTTCTTGTCAAATGAACAAAGGAAAATTGCGAACTTTAATGAGGAAAAATTTGGTCTTATCTTTGACCCGACCGATCAAGAGTTAAAA